ATTTAGAATTACTTATATACTTCGATTGCATGGATCTTTTCACTAGAGAAGATTTTAAAATCGGTACATATTCTTATAGTTGGGACAACAGACGCTGGAACAGATTACTTAAAGAAGGTTGGATAACGGTGTGGAGAAAACATAACCGCACAACCCAAAAGTATAATATCTATAAAGTTTCCTTTAAGTGTAAACAACTTATAAGTCGAATGTACCGTATCATGCTTGGTACCGAGGACATACCTACCTCTACCGCAAGAAATAAAATAATGAAAGGTAAAACTTATATAGACAAAGTAATGATAACGTCTATAAACCACGTTAATAAAGATAAAAACAGATAATCATGGGAAAAAAAGAAATTAAAGAAGTTGTAAAAAAAGATTCTTCTTACAACAAGATCATTAAAAAGAAAATAGCTAAGCTACAAGCTAAGTTAAAATAATGGAAGACATTAATAAAAAAATTGATGAGTCTTTAGAAAATCCTTTTGAAATAAAAAACAATTTTATTCCACCAAAGGATCAAGAATATATGAGTGTTAAGTTTGATAACAAACTAGACAGATCAGGAAAATCAATGATAGAAAATCCTTCAGTTGAAACAGCTGGTGCTTTTCCACCATTAGCAACGCCAGATTTTACTCCTAGAGAAGAGTCTGATCAATATAATAATACTATTACATAAACATTATGGCAAAACAACCAGGACAATTAGGACAAAATACAATATGGGACGGACCCTTATCAGAAGTAGGAAGACCTTTAGCAAAAGGTAATTCAAGATATGGTGATAACTGCATGGAAATATTAAAAGCTCCTACGCCTTATAGCCCAGGACCAGTGACTACTAAGACTTACAAAAGTCAAATGAGTCAAGGTATTTCAGGTTTAAGTTTAACAAAGTAAAAACTCACTAAAATGAGTGATAGAATAAGTGAGCATATATCACTTAAAGAAGGGATTAAATCTCACACAGCCACTAGGTTAAATATTGATAATATACCTAGAGAATTAGATTTAATTAACATGAAAACTATTGCTGAACAAGTTTTTGAACCTTTACGTAAATTTGTAGGTGGTCCAATAGCTATTAATAGTTTCTATCGCTCGCCCAAATTAAATTCTGCTATCGGCGGAAGTACAACTTCACAGCATTGTATTGGTTGTGCGCTTGACTTAGATGATAACTATGGTCATAAAACAAATGCAGAAATGTATAATTATATTAAGAATAATTTAGATTATGATCAAATTATTTGGGAGTTTGGAACAGAAGATAATCCAGACTGGGTGCATGTAAGCTATGTGTCTGAGGATGCAAACAGAAGACGATGTCTTCAAGCTTACAAAGAAAATGGTAAAACAAAATATAAAATAATATAATGCCTTATACTCAATATAATTCTCCTTTTACTAAAGTTAGAAAAACAACTAAAGGTAAAGGAAGAAATTTTAGGTCTACAGAGGAAGGTGCTGGTATGACGGCTAAAGGTGTTAAAGAATATAAAAAACAAAACCCTGGTAGTAAGTTAAAAACTGCTGTTACAGGAAAGGTTAAGCCTGGTAGTAAAGATGCTGGAAGAAGAAAATCGTTTTGTGCAAGATCAAAGGGATGGACTGGTGAAAGAGGTAAAGCTGCTAGACGTAGATGGAAATGTTAAAAAAAAAAAACAAAACATTATGATTAGAAATTATTACACGGAAGCATTTAAAGGAGGTATAATACCTGTTGTAAGTGCTACACAATTAGTAGATGGTACGGTTAAAATAACCGAGTCAACTACAGCAACATCAGTTGTTAATACGGCTACGTCTGTAACTATAGTATTAACCTTAAATACAGCTATAAAAAGAGGTATGTACATCACTGCACCCACAGTAACGCCTAGCCCTATAGTTATAAATGATAACTTATTTGTTGAGCAAGTTGTTCATGGAGTTAACACTACTGTTACTTTAAACAAAGCTGTTCAAATGAACGCTGGTCAAGTATTAACGTTTTTTAGCGTTAACCAAAACAGTTGGAAAGAATATAGTTTATATATAGGTCAATCACCTGAGCAAGGTAATAATTTTGGTTCTATAACTAGTGGTACTGCAAATACAGCGGCAGCTGCACAAAACATAATTACAGTAAAAGTTAGTAACCCTTACGTTCAAGTAGGTATGACTGTTTATGATGATGGTGTTCAAATAGGTGTTATAGCTACGGTAACAAACTCAACTACATTTGTATTAGCTGGCGCTTTAGCCGCTGAGGTTGTTGCTAATTCTATTCTAACATTTTCTTTTACAGTATTGCCTTCGGTATCAGTTCTTACCATAGATAATCAAACTTTAACTTTTACAAACCCTGCTCAAGGCTTTGTATTACCTGTTTCAATTGTTCAAGTAACGAATGTTGCAGGTGGTTTAACAAATTTAATAGCTTTAAACTAATATGTTATCACCATTTTTAAAAAAGTTTCCTGAAATTAAAGAAGGAAATAAAGGAAAATTTACCGCATGGGCTAAAAAACGAGGTATGTCAGCTTGTTCAGCCGCTAGTATGGTAATGAAATCACAAAATAAATATTCACCAGCTGTTGTTAAGATGGCTAATTATGCCAAAAACTTTGGCTGTAAATCAAAAAAATAAAACAATAAAAAAAAATTATTATGGGATACGGAGGACAAACAGTAAACGGACTTTCATCGCTAGGACCTAAAATGGGTAAAGCACATGGAGGCGGAGTAAAATTAGAGCAAGGCATGGGTAAAATCAGTCAATCACAAGATGATGTTTTATCTGGCAAAGAAACTAAAATGGAAAACGACTCTATGGGATCAGCTAAAATGATTTCAGGAAGTCATTCAAAAGGTAAATTTATGTCAACACCTAAATACAAATCGGACGCTCAAAGAAAAGCTGTACACGCTAGTAAAGCGGATGGTGCTGGAAAATATGGTAAACACATGGGACCTGAAAAAGAATTAGTTGGTAAACAAAAAAACTTACCAGAAGCTTTGAAGGATAAAATTGAAGCAGCTCCAGGAAAATATGGGCACAAAAAAGGTCCTAAAAAATCAGGAGAATCTTATGATATGGACAAGGCATATGATAAGAAAATGAGTGGTAAAGCAAGATTACATTACTTAGAAAATGCTATCCACGACAAAAAGAAAAAGTAAAACCAAATAATACCATTACATATACACCAATTAACAATTAATTATTAACAAAACAAAATCAATTATTATGGCAGGTTTTTTAGAAATCCCAATCACAGGCGGATCAGCTGCAACATCAGCAACGTCTAAACAAGTAATCGCAATAGATAAAATTATATCTATTCAACAAGGAACTGTTGGAGCTCCTCAAACTAATCCAGCAACATTATCTCACATCTTATGTCAAGACGGTGTAGAATACCAATTAACTCACACAGCCGCTGCTGCAGGGTTTTCAGTATTAGACTCTTTAATTGATGCATGGTATGGTTCTCCAGGAAATGGTATATCTAAAGTAGGTGGTATTCCAGCTACAGTTAGTGCAACTGGACAAGCTCTTACTTTTGTGGTATTTTCACAAGTAGCAATTAGCTAAGATGAAATCAGGCCTAGGTGACAAGATAGAATCTTTTACTAAAGCAACTGGTATCAAAAAAATGGTAGACACAGTGTCACAGGGTTTAAATATACCCTGTGGCTGTGAACACCGAAAAAACGTATTAAACAAAATGTTTCCAGGAAAATGAGTTTTAAACTATCATCACCATTTAAAAAACACGCTACACCTATAGTCAACATGCCTATGGAAGAAAACGTTATGGGTAGAGCTGATAAAAGAGGAAATATTTTAATAAATAAAGATTTAAAAGATCCTAAACAGATTGAAGACACTATAAATCACGAGAACGTTCATATAGAGCAAATGGCTTCTGGTGAATTAGATTATGATGATGAAGCTGTTTATTATAAGGGTAAAAAATTCTTAAGAAAAGAATTTAATGAATCAAATAAAAGCTTACCATGGGAGGTAGAAGCTTATAAAGCAGGATAATTATGTCAAAACCTAAAAAGAAATTTAAAGACACTAAAGTAGGTAAATTCCTAATAGGTAAATCAGGTATTATAGATGTGATTAGTAATATATTGCCTGATCAAGGTGCGCTAGGTATGGTTAAAAACTTAATAAACAATGATCCAGATCTACCACCCCAGGATAAAGAAACAGCTCTTAAACTTTTAGAGCAAGACACAATAGAACTACAAGAGGTATCTAAACGCTGGGAAAGCGATATGAAATCCGATTCATGGCTCTCAAAAAACACTCGGCCAATGACATTGATATTCTTAACAATATCTCTTGTTATTTTTATACTATTAGACGGGTTTGACATATCATTTGGTATTGACACCGGTTGGATAGACCTTTTAAAATCACTTCTTATAACCGTTTATGTTGCCTATTTCGGTTCGCGAGGTGCAGAAAAATTTAAATCAATAGGCAAATAATCAAATTAAATTAAAATGGAAATTAAAAAAGACCAATTAGAAAAAATTCAAGGCTTTCAGAAAGACTTAAACAAGTTATTAAATGAAGTTGGATTTTTAGAAGCCCAAAAAACCCAAATATTAGGGAAGTTTCACGAAGTAAACAAACAAACTGAAGACTTTAAAAAAGAGTTAGAAGAAGAGTATGGATCTATCAATATTAATTTAGAGGATGGAACATACACTCCAATTGAAAAAGAAGAGGATAAAAAGGAATAATGTCGTCTGTAATTAGAAAGATAAGTATTGGTTCTGACTATAAAACTGATGCTATGCACTATGCGTTAGGGCAGTCGGTATATGGTGGACATACAATATCACATATACTTTCTGACAAAACAGACAATTCCTATAATATCTATATCAAAAAACAAAACGAAGTATTGCCATGGAAAAAATTTAATTCTAACATGGCAATATCCGTTGAGTATGATTTAGAATATTAGTGAAAAGTTTATTTGACTTTATCGTTGAGCCTGTCGGCCAGCGATATAATAATGATGTTAAAGTAGGTGACAAAAGCCTTATAATTAACACGCAAGTAGAAACTTTTAAATCCGTAAACAATATAGCTAAAGTTATAGAAACACCTTTATCATTTAGAACTAATATTAAAAAAGGTGATTTAATAATGATTCATCACAATGTATTTAGAAGATGGTATAATGTAAGGGGTGAAGAAAAAAATAGTAAGTCTTATTTTAGAGACGGTTTATATTTTGTTCAATTAGATCAAGTATATTTATACAAAAAAAAGGATAGATGGCAAACTATTAATAATAGATGCTTTGTAAGTCCAATAAAAAGTAATGATAATACAGTGTCTGATCAAGAGCAATATCTTATTGGTATATTAAAATACGGTAATAGCGCGTTAGAAGCGTTAGGAATCAACGAGGGAGACCTTGTAGGTTATACACCTAATGGAGAATATGACTTTGTCGTTGATGGCAAACGTCTTTATTGTATGAAATCAAATGATATTGTTATAAAGTATGAACACAAAGGAAACGAAGTTGAACATAATCCAAGCTGGGCACATAGCAGTTGAAGAGCTTATTAAAGTTGCTAAAGAAGCTATCGTAGATTCAGATGAAGATATATCAGCTGATAGATTAAAAAATGCTGCAGCAACTAAAAAATTATGTATATTTGATGCTTTTGAGATACACAATCGTATTATAGAGGAAGAAAATATGCTTAATGAAAAACCAAAAGAAGAAGTTAAAGCTAAAGCTTTTGGAGGTTTTGCAGAAAGAAGATCTAAATAATGTATAAGCAAACTTTATATAAAGTAATTGATCATATAAAACCACAAGCTATAAAAAGATTAAATAAATCTAAAAAGTGGGAGTACGGTTACAATAAAGAACATGATGTTATAGTTATATCTAAGACTGGTCAGATAGGTGAGATATATGAAATACAAAATTTAAAAATAGCTTTACCAAAAGAAAACAATGTATTTACTGAAGCTGACTCATGGCAAACTCATGAATATCCTAAAGCTTTAAAAAATATCAAAACAATATTTGATTGGAAGCAATATTCAGATGATTTTAAAGAAAAATGGTATGTATACATTGATAGAGAATTTGCTAGACGTCACGAAGGGTATTGGTTTAATAATAAAGGTAAAGCTACTTATATTACTGGTACTCATTACATGTACTTGCAGTGGTCCAAGATTGATGTTGGGCAAGCAGACTTTCGAGAAGCAAATAGATTATTCTACATATTTTGGGAAGCTTGCAAAGCAGATAAACGATGTTACGGAATGTGCTACCTCAAAAACAGACGATCTGGTTTTTCATTCATGGCATCTGGTGAAACAGTCAACCTTGCCACTATCTCTAGTGATGCTAGATACGGTGTCTTATCAAAGTCTGGGTCTGATGCAAAGAAAATGTTTACCGATAAAATCGTACCTATTTCAGTCAACTACCCGTTTTTCTTCAAGCCAATACAAGACGGTATGGACAGGCCAAAAACAGAGCTTGCATATAGAGTTCCTGCTAGCAGATTTACAAGACGTAAAATAGATAACAATGAACAGTTAGAAGAGTTAGAAGGTCTTGATACAACTATTGATTGGAAAAATACAGGAGACAACAGTTATGATGGTGAGAAATTAAAATTACTAGTACACGATGAGTCAGGTAAGTGGGAAAAACCTGATAACATATTAAATAACTGGAGAGTTACAAAAACTTGTTTACGATTAGGTTCTAGAATTATTGGTAAGTGTATGATGGGATCAACATCAAATGCTTTAGACAAAGGAGGTAGAAATTATAAAAAATTATATGATGACTCAAACGTTACCAGAAGAAACCGCAACGGGCAGACTAGCTCGGGATTATATAGCTTGTTCATACCTATGGAATGGAACTACGAGGGATACATTGATTCTTATGGATTACCTGTCTTTGAGACACCCAAGGAAAAAAAGAAAGGACCTGATGGCTTCCCAATTGAAATAGGTGTAATAGAACACTGGGAAAATGAAGTAGATGGCCTTAAGGATGATCCTGATGCACTTAATGAATTATATAGACAGTTTCCACGTACAGAAAAACACGCGTTCAGAGATGAAACAAAGCAATCACTTTTTAATCTTACTAAAATCTATGAACAAATAGATTATAATGAAGATTTAAAACACTCTAATGTTGTTACACAAGGTAATTTTCAATGGGAAGATGGGATTAAAGATACAAGCGTTATGTTTGTTCCAAGTAATCAAGGTAGATTTTATGTTTCTTGGGTTCCTAATGAAAATCAACAAAACAGAGTTGTTGTTAAAAATGGTGGTAAGTTTCCTGGAAACGAACATATGGGAGCTTTTGGATGCGACAGTTATGACATATCAGGAACTGTAGATGGAAGAGGATCTAAAGGATCATTACATGGATTAACTAAGTTTAGTATGGAAGATGCTCCACCTAACTTATTGTTTTTAGAATATATAGCTAGACCTCAGACTGCTGAGATATTTTTTGAAGATGTACTTATGGCTTGCATATTTTATGGTATGCCTATACTTGCAGAAAATAATAAACCTAGATTGTTGTATCATTTTAAAAGAAGAGGTTATAGAGGTTACTCTATGAATAGACCAGATAAAACAATACATAAATTATCTGTAACAGAAAAAGAAATAGGTGGTATACCTAATTCAAGTGAAGACATTAAACAAGCTCATGCTGCCGCTATAGAAGCTTATATAGAAATGTTTGTTGGTTATAATAATGAGCAGTATGGAACAATGTATTTTCAACGCACGCTAGAAGACTGGGCTGCTTTTGATATAAACAACAGAACTAAACACGATGCATCAATAAGTTCTGGCTTAGCTATTATGGCTTGTAATAAAAACAAATATAGACCCGTTGCTGAAGTTATAAAAGAACCTGTAAATTTAAACTTTTCTAAATATGACAATAGAGGTAGTGAATCAAAAATAATTAATAGATGAAATTAAACACTGGTGTTAATAGTGCGTTTCCTGATCAGATGGTATCTGAAGAGGAAAAGAAAACTTTAGAATATGGATTATTAGTTGGGCAAGCTATTGAGTATGAATGGTTTAGAGGTGGTAGAGTAAATGGTAGTAGATGGAATACAGGTTATCAGCAGTTTCATAATTTAAGATTATATGCTAGAGGAGAACAAAGTGTTCAAAAATATAAAGATGAATTGTCTATTAATGGTGATTTGTCTTATTTAAATTTAGATTGGAAGCCAGTACCTATTATACCTAAGTTTGTAGATATAGTTGTAAATGGTATTGCAGCTAAAAATTATGATTTAAAAGCTTATGCTCAAGATCCTTTTTCTTTAAAACAAAGAACTGATTATGTAGGTGGAATATATAGGGACATGATGGCTCAAGATTATCTTAATGAAATTCAAGAGACTACAGGAATGAATCTGTATAATTCTGATCAAAAAACACTTCCACAATCAAAAGAAGAATTAGAGATACACATGCAATTAAATTACAAACAGTCTGTAGAGATTGCTGAAGAAGAAGCTATAAATAATACTTTAGCTTTTAACAAGTATCAATTAACAAATAAAAGAACTATAGAAGATATAGTAACAATAGGAATTGGAGCTGTTAAAACAACTTTTAATAAATCAGAGGGTGTTGTAGTTGATTATGTAGATCCTGCTAATTTAGTTTATTCATATACTAATGATCCTAATTTTGAAGATATATATTATGTTGGTGAAATAAAGTCTATGACTTTGGCTGAAATTAAAAAGAAATTTCCATATCTTACAAGTGAAGAATTAGAAAAAATGGTTAAATACCCTGGTCGTGATGGTTACATAGCTAATCCAAATTATGACAATGATTTAGTTCAGATATTATTTTTTGAATACAAAACATTTATTGATCAAGTATTTAAAATAAAAAGAACAGAAACTGGATTAGAAAAAACATTAGAAAAACCAGACACGTTTAATCCACCTGAAAGTGACAACTTTGATAGAGTTTCTAGAAGCATAGAAGTTTTATTTAGTGGTGCAAAAGTTATGGGTGTTCCACAAATGCTCGAGTGGAAGTTAGCTGAAAATATGACAAGACCTAATAGTGATTTAACTAAGGTTAAAATGAATTATGTTATATGTGCACCTAACTTATATCAAGGTCGTATTGAATCTTTAGTAAGTCGTGTAACTAGTTTTGCTGATATGATACAGTTAACATCATTAAAATTACAACAAGTTATTCAGCGTATGGTTCCCGATGGTGTATTTGTAGATGTTGACGGTTTAGCAGAAGTTGACCTAGGTAATGGTACTAATTATAATCCACAAGAGGCTTTGAACATGTATTTTCAAACAGGTAGTATAGTTGGTAGAAGTTTAACGCAAGATGGTGATCCTAATAGAGGTAAAGTACCTATTCAAGAGCTACAAACATCCAGTTCTAATGGAAAAATACAATCACTTATTGGAACTTATCAATATTATCTACAAATGATAAGAGATGTTACAGGGTTAAACGAAGCAAGAGATGGTAGTTTACCAGACAAAGACGCTTTAGTCGGATTGCAAAAAATGGCTGCCAACGCTTCAAATATAGCAACTAAACATATATTAGATGCTAGTTTATATTTAACCTTAAGAGCTTGTGAAAATATATCGCTAAGATTAGCTGATGCTTTAGAATTTGATTTAACTAAACAAGCTTTAATGCAAAGTATATCTTTAACTAATACTCAAAACTTAGAAGAATTAAAAAATCTTCATTTGTATGATTTTGGTATTTATTTAGAACTTGAACCTGATGATGAAGAAAAAGCTGTATTAGAACAAAACATACAAGTAGCCTTACAGTCAGGTCAAATATACTTAGAAGATGCTATTGATATTAGAGAAGTTAAAAACATAACTTTAGCTAATCAGATTTTAAAATATAGAAGAATACAAAAGCAAAAACAGGATCAAGCTGCTCAACAGCAACAGATACAAGCTCAAGCTCAAGCAAACATGCAACAGTCTGAGCAAGCTGCTTTAAATGAGGTACAAAAACAAGAAGCTTTAGCTCAAACAGAGATACAAATTGAACAAGCTAAATCACAGTTTGAAATACAAAGAATGGAACAAGAAGCATTAATTAAAAAACAATTAATGGCTGAAGAGTTTCAATATAGTTTGCAATTAGCACAAATGAATATGCAAGCTACTAAACAGAAAGAAGCTGAAATAGAAGATCGCAAAGATAAAAGAACTAAAATACAAGCAACACAACAATCAAAAATGATTGAACAACGTCAAAATGATTTACTACCTACAGATTTTGAATCAGCTGGTAATGATAACTTAGGCGGATTTGGTTTAGAGCAGTTTACACCGCAATAAAC